CTACTTCGAAGATCCAAAGGGAAGACTAGAGGCACTTAAGGATAACAATGGACAGATCAGCACTGGATGGCAGAACTTGGACAAGAAACTGTTTGGTGGTTTCAACCGAGGAGAACTAAACATCTTCGCAGGTGGGTCGGGTGCAGGTAAGAGTTTGTTCTTGCAGAATCTTGCAGTTAACTGGGCACAGGCCGGACTGAACGTATGCTACATATCTTTTGAATTAAGTGAACAACTTACAGCCATGAGACTGGATGCAATGATGACAAATATTCCAACTAAGAAAGTATTCCCCGAAATTGATAATGTCGAGATGAAAGTTAAGATGCTGGCCAAGAAATCAGGTAATTTACAGATCAAATACTTGCCAAGTGGTAGTAATGTGTTGGATGTGAGGACATACTTGAAAGAACTAGAATTGAAGAATAAGAAGCAGATAGACTGTATACTGATCGACTACTTGGATCTCATGATGCCTAAGAGCAAAAGGATAAGTCCTGCAGACTTGTTCATCAAGGACAAATATGTGTCTGAAGAACTGAGAAATTTGGTCGTTGAAAAACAATGTGTATTGGCAACTGCATCACAGTTAAATAGGGCATCAGTTGAAGAAATAGAGTTTGATCACTCTCATATATCAGGTGGACTGTCTAAGATACAGACAGCAGACAATGTGATTGGTATATTCACATCGAGAGCAATGAAAGAGCGTGGCAGATATCAAATACAGTTCATGAAGACTAGATCCAGTTCTGGCGTTGGACAAAAAGTAGATCTTGAGTTTGATGTAGACAGTTTGAGAATAAGAGACTTGGCCGATGACCCAGAATACAAACAGTTTGACAAACAGAGAAGCACAATATACGATTCTCTAAAACAGACATCCAAAGTATCCTCAAGTGGTGGTGCACCAAAAGATGCGAGACCTGATGTACCAGATCCAACAAAAGGCGACACTATTGGCAAAGTCAAGGCTACCGTGGAAGGTGGCAAACTGAGACAACTTCTAAACGAACTGCACTCAGATGAAGAACAGTAATGACATTGATTACATATACGAGAAATTAAGTTCTCTTTATCCCAACTACGCTAATAAAAAACCAAAGGCTAAAATATATTCAAAAGCGTACACCAGTCTTATAGGTGTGATGCTTTCTGCACAATCTCAAGACAAACGAACAGCGATTGCATGTAGACAATTATTCTCACTGGCCAACACTCCGGAAGACATGCTAAAACTCACACAAGAGGAAGTGATTGAGGCAATCAGGCCTGCCGGACTGTTTAATGCCAAGTCAAAAAATATACTTGCCACCAGCAAGATGTTGCTAGAAGAATTTAATGGACGAGTGCCACACACTCAGAAAGAGTTAATGACACTGCCTGGTGTTGGACGTAAGAGTTCAGACATTGTGATGCGATTCGTTTTTGGCGAGCCACACATAGCAGTGGACACACACGTTTTCAGAATGTTGTGGAGATTGGGGTGGGCTGACAGCCTAGACGAGGGCAAGGCATCTATCACCGTAAACAATACCACGCCTGGCAAGTACAAGTATGGTGCACATATGTGGTTGATAACACACGCCAAATACGTTTGTAAATCTAGAACACCTGTGTGCAATGAATGTGTGATCACTGCCGCTTGTGACAAAAGAGATATCACTGTTCCAAAGAACAAATTACGCCAAAAAGTATAACCAAAATAATATACGCAGATAAATATTCCTGTCCAGAGCTTTATGCGAGAGGCGATAACAGGCAAACATAGGCATGAAAAATAAAGAACTAAACGACATAACAAGGCTATACGATAGATTCATTAGGCATTGTCCAGGCACAGAAGAATACACGCACAGGCTAGCCGAGGAAACTCAAATCATCCTTCAACTACGTTTCGTAGACTACTTCATACAAATATGTGACATCATCGCAATGACACGAGACATACCACACATGACACGTGGTAGTGCTGGTTCATCATTGGTCTGTTACCTACTGGGCATAACAGATGTGGACCCAGTGGAGTGGGACATACCCGTGGCAAGATTCCTCAACCCTAACAGGGACGACCTTCCTGATGTGGACATAGACTTTCCCCATCACAAACAGAACGAGGTCATGCAGAGGATATTCAAGAAGTGGCCAGGACGCAGTGCTAGGATATCTAATTACGTGCTCTATAAAGATAAATCAGCAAGGCGTGAAGCGGCCAAACGATTGGGTGTCAAGGGTAACCTACCCCGCAGGTTCACATACGATTCACTAGGCATCGATGTCAAAGAAGCCAAACGAATTGAAAATAAATTGAAAGGCAAGAAGAGATGCATATCAAAACACTGCGGAGGAATAATAATGTTTCAAAGACAATTACCAAAAAGCCTGTTCACGGCAGAAAATCAAATACTACTAGACAAGAACGAAGTCGAGGACCTAGAACACCTGAAGGTGGACATTTTAGCCAATCGTGGTTTGTCACAACTCATCGAGATAGATCCAACAATGAAACTGACAGACTATCCTCAGGAAGATGCCGCTACCTCGGACCTTTTGTGTCGCGGAGACGTGTTGGGAGTGACACAGGCAGAGAGTCCTGCCATGAGGAGATTGTTCAGGGCAATACAACCAAAGAGTAGCAAGGACTGTGTGTTCGGCACTGCACTGATAAGACCGGTCGCTACGTCTGGACGTAAGAAAGCATCCATGTTCCATGACTGGAGCACGGAACGTATGAGTGACACAATCGTGTACGAGGACGATGCCATAGACAGGATATCTGAAGTGCTGGGCATAGACAAATACGAGGCTGACATGTATCGTAGGGCATTTGCAAAGAAGAACGAAGAGAAGATAATGCAGTTCATTACAAAACTAGGCGACCACACACGCAAGGATGAGATCATAACAATGCTACAATCACTTTCCGGTTTTGGTCTGTGCAGGGCACACGCTGTGAACCTAGGAAGATTGATATGGGCTTTAGCATACCAGAAGGCACACAACCCAGAGAAGTTCTGGAAGTCTTGTCTAAAACACTGCCAGGGCTCTTACAAACGTTGGGTGTACAGGACGGAAGCAAAACGTGTTGGCATAGATGTCGTTACACCAAGTAAGTCTGACAAGTGGGACACTCCAGAGTTTCAATACAGGAAATATGGTTGGTGGAGTCAAAATGACTTCATGCCAGGAATGTATGTGAAAGAACTATACATGGACAAAGTAGAATTTGCGGGAATGATTGCAAACGGCAGAGTGTTCCGGGGTGACAAGGGGAGATACGTAACTTTCTTAACACTAGGTGTTGGCAATGGGCAGTACATAGATGTGACCATAAAGAAAGCATTCGCTTACAGTGACTATGATGTGGTAAGGGGTCAAGGCACAATAAGGCACAGTAATAATTCCGACTACGTAGAATGCTACGACTCAAAAGGTTTCCGGTTAGAAAAATACCTGTAAATATCATTGCATGGCAAAAGCAATAAAAACAGTAAAAGAAAAATCACAATTACAATCTCTTTTGTCAAAGATAACAAAAGGGAAGTCTTTACTGCAACAATGGATAGATCTAGATCCTATATACGTAGGTGAAAAGAACTCTGCTGACTACGAACAAAGCATACACAGGCACTTGATGGATTCGGCCGAGCAAATTAGGTTAGACGGTCATTGGTGTGAGTTTGGGGTTAGAGAAGGCAGAAGCCTCCATTGGCTTATCGACAAATATCCTACTCAAATTATACATGCATTTGATTCGTGGCAAGGATTACCAGAGGCGTGGGACAACGGAACAGGTAAAGTGGCTGACATGAGTTGTGCACCTCCTGTCGTGCCGGGCCACATAAATCTACATAAGGGTTGGTTCAAAGACACGTTGCCTGTTTGGAAGCAACAGCACAAAGAGCCAATTGCATTCTTGCACATGGATGCGGATATCTATTCATCTACTAAAGAAGTGCTGATGTCATTGAATGATCAGATTATTTCCGGAACTATAATCACTTTCGATGAATTCTGTAATTTCAGGCTATCGAGAAAAATGAGTAACTGGCAGGAGCACGAGTTCCTGGCACTGGTCGAATGGCTTGCCGAATGTAATAGAGAAATTACACCTATCAACAGGAACTGGGCCTATCAAGCAAGTTGTGTTGTTTTATAAATTTATGTAACTCATCTGCCCACCGGTGATGTCCTTGCTCACTGGGGTGTCCGTCATTGGCCGACTTTGTCCAACCATTCTTTGCACAGAATTCAAAATGGCTTTGCACATAATCTTTGTTTTGTACCTGCACCTTGTGTTCCGCTGACGACCTATTGTCCTTCTGCATCTGTATGTTCTCTTTTACAAATTCGCTTGTTTCAAAGTTGTAGAAGTGCTTACGGTCTATTTGGTCTTTCAATAATTTCAAATCTGCACGTTGCTTTCCATTCACTTCTGTTTCAGGCAAATCATTTGTAAGTGCATGATAGAATACATAGGGAATGTTGTGGTGCTTCAAGAAATATTGTAATGATAATATGTTGGTATACAGTTTTACAGCACTAGATAATTCTAGGTCCATGTCCTTGTCACGCATGAAGAAATCGTGTTGCCAAAGTTGCCAGGTGCTCCATTGATAATCAAACTTCAACAGTTCTCCTTTGATTCCACCTTCCTTTTGTTTGGGTGTCACATAACCACTTACGTAATCCCATCTGTATCCTGTGGTCCATCCTACGCTTACAAAAGTATCTTTCAACTTATCGGGATTCTTGAAAAACCAATGCATTGTTGTGTTCAGTATCCTGTCATTGCCCCTACCGCCCTTTGCCATGCTGATCGTGGGTTCGTCTATATTCAACAGTCCGCCTAACTGTTGATGACAACTGTTAAACTTTTTTCTTGTGCTGAAACTACAACCGTTGCTTAAATGGTATTTCATATACTTTTACTCACGTGTTCCCAACACTCACCTGACTCGAATTCTTCAATGCTCCATTGGCAGTGTGCTATCTTGTTTGCCCATTTGGATTTATCTCCTGTGAAAGGATGTTCAACTTCACTTATCTCTTTACTACTCACTTCGTACACCATGCTTCCTGAATCACACGCTACATTAGGTATTCCGTTTATCACAGCATCAATGCCCGTGCCCGAACTGTAAGTCACTGTGCACCAG